GAATTGCACGAGCGGTAAATCCAGTAAATTTTGTAGTTGTCGTTTCATTATTCATATCCGTAAATCGTAACCGAATTTCTTTTGGTCGTTTGACCTTCACAAAAAGACCTGGAAAACTCAAGCAACCTTCATCATAATAAACCGTCTCTTCTGAAAAGTCAATGATTTTTGGATTGAAAAATGCCATGATCGATTCTTTATTTGTAGGATCACCAACTACGAACACTGAAAGAGGAATACCAACTTGCGGTGCTGCAAGACCAACACCGTTATGTTCAATCATTTTATTTGCCAAATCTTCTGCAAGTTGTTTTGGATCTCGGTCAGTTGTTTCAAAATCGAACGAAACAGTAGGTTGTTTAAGTATTTTATCATGTGTGTGTACCAGTTCTAACATGGAAGTTCCTCTACAATATAATTTCCAAGCTGGCATAATTCTGCCCATTCAATTGCTTGTTCTTTTGTGTCAAATTTTCGATATGTAGTATTTTCATAATGAACATTGGGTTCTACATGTAAAACCCACAAATACGAATCTTCAAATTTTACCTGTATACCATACATTATGATGAAATCCTTGAAAAATTCTTTACCTTCTCAAATCGAATTACTGATCTAAATTTATCTTGCAATACGTCGCCACGATGACTAATGATGAATAGATTGGTACCATCATTAAACTCATGGAATATTTTAGTCAACGACTCAACGCCTACTTCATCAAGCGAACTATCAAATACCTCATCGAGTATAAGTAAGTTAGTGTGAACAGAGTTTTTCATTTTTGCGATTGCCCGCCAAGTCAGAAGAAGAGCAATATTCAATCTTGCTTTCTCACCTTCGCTGAATGATGCGTAACTAAACTCATCACGATGGCGAGACTTGATTACTTCTTCAAAATTTTCGTTCAATTCGAAGTTAACAAAGAACTCCATTGATGCAAGATATTTATTGATCAAAGTGTTCATTACTGGAATATATTGACGAACAATTTGTGTTTTAATACCTTTATCCTTTAGTAATTCTGCAGCTACATCAAGGATTGATTTTTCGTTTATAAGTTCTTCTCTTTTCTTTCCATGACTCTCAATTAATTTTTTCAGTTCACGAATCTTTTTATTCTCTTCTTTGAGATTGCCAGACTCGTTATCCTCAATCTGTAAATCTGAATTAAGTTTTTGAATGTATCGATTAATAGAAGATACCTGATTGTTCTTATCGGTAACTGCTTCATTGATTGTATTGATGTGTCTATTGACTTCAAATATATCTAAGAGTCGTTCATTGTACTTACGGAGTTCACTGTCAAGTTTCTCCATTGCATTTTCAATTTCAGTAATTTTAGATTTATCTTTATCAACGTTTTTACATTTATGATCTTCAGTGATTACCTGTTCACATGTTGGGCAACTATCGTTGTTCTCATAAAATTCAATAGACTTTTTAAACTTTCGAATCTTATCTTCAAATGTTGATTCTATTCTTTTAATCTCATTGAGTTTAACCTTAACATCGCCTTCGTCAGTGATTGTTGATTCTAACTCTTTGATCTTGGTATTATGTTTTTGAATCATTTCACTCAAATCAGAAATAGACTTCTCAGATTTTTCAATCTCAGATTTTAAAGATTTGAGCCTTTCTTTATTCTTAGATTTAATCTCTTCAATGTACTGTAGATGGACTCCAAGTTTCTCTTCATCAACATCCATACTATTCTTACAGTCACGAATATCAATTTTGTTTTGTTGAACTTTCTCTTTTAAAAGAAGATTCATAACAGTAAAGATTTTAATATCAAGAAGGTCTTCAATGATTTCACGCCGTTGATGAGCTGGTAACTGCATAAACGGAACAAATGTCGATGAACCAAGAATCACAATCTGTGTAAATGAAGTATAGTTAAGTTTGAGAATATTCTTTTCTAGATGTTCTTGATAGTCTTTTACCGATGCTGTTTGATCGATCAATTGATCATTAATATAGATTTCAAACTTATGTGGTTTCAATCCACGAATCACTTTGTATGAAAGTTTTCCAATCGAGAACTCAATCTCAACCAGAGCACCTTTCTCGTTTACAGAGTTGATCAGTTGTGGTTTATTAATCTTGCGAAATGGTTTACCGAATAGACAAAAACACAGAGCATCAAGCACCGTGGATTTACCTGCTCCATTCTCACCAATGATAAGTGTATTTGGACTTCGATTTAAATCGATCTCAGTCCATACATTACCTGTTGATAAGAAGTTTTGCCATTTTACTTTATGAAACTGAATCAAATGTCTGAGCCTCAATATACAGATTAGAGAATAATGAATTAAGTTTTTTCTTATCAATATCTGTATTCATAGTATTAACATAATTCTGTAGAGTCGTTAGCGTATCCTCTACTTCACTAATAATATCTTCTTCTTGTAATGCATCCATGTGTTTATTATCTTCAACGATGGACACATTAGCAGGATTCTCTTTATAGAGATTATCCATCATAATATCAAACCAATATGGATTTGTCTTATTCTGAACAATTACTTTTACATAACAGTCATTATATACCGAGAAATCATATTTGTCAAGCATTTTTTCTAAAGTAGTATCAACATCATCATACCAAACTTTGTGAAACATACGATACGGATTTTGAATAAAATCTAATTCTCTCGTTTCCGAATCAAAGATATGAAATCCTCGATTATCATTATAATCATTCCAAGTAAGCTCATAGGGATTACCCAGATAATGAATGTTACCATTGCTAGACTTATGGTGAAAATGACCAGAACATACCATATCAAACTTATTAAAAATTCCAGGATCCATACCATCATGTGATTCCAATCCTCGATACATCGCAAATCCTGCAAGTTCAAGATGACCAAACAAGATTTGTGATTTTGTTTTCTTTACAAACTCCATTGAACTCGTATAGTTTTCATTATTAATCCATGGTAGCATAACAATACTAACACCATCAAACTCAACATCTTTCGGATCTGCATACGTAATGATATTAGGCGAACGAAACAACTCCATCATTGCGTTAATAGAGTTTGTATTCCTGTAGGGAATGTCATGGTTTCCGACGATGACATGCATCGTAATTCCAAGTTCTTCCAATCGATTGATAAAGATGTTCTTGAAGCGGTGCAAGGTAACGTAGTTAATAAACTTACGACGATCAACAATGTCGCCAAGATGAAAAATGGTCGTGATGCCTTCTTCAACCAACTTTGGAAAAAATACATTGTTATAAAACTTTTCAAAAAAATCTAAGAACTGCTTGCTATCACCACGAACGCCGAAAGTGTGTGTCGGTCAAAATAGCTGCTTTAGTCATTTACCGAATCTCCTTTCCTTAAAAAATTAAACTCGTAAATATCAATACTACCTGTATTATATGCTCTTTGGATCAACGAATCAATAGATTTTTGATCTAATTTTTCTATATCTTCATCAATAGATTTACAAAAAAATCTAAACGACATCATTGCTTTTTGGTACTGGTCCATTCTTACCAATCCTTGATTCTGGGTCAATACCATTCAAGTAGTATTTTTTATATAAACCTTTTGATACACCAGTGGCTTTTTGTAATTCACTCCATCCAATATAAACAGCGCCTTTGTATTCTAATCTTTTGGAATGTTTTAACTTGAATGCTTGACCGCCTTTACTTGCTCTCTTTATTTGTTCATCATAATACTTATTTGGGTCTTCTTTTTTTCTTTTTGATTGAGATTCACTAAAGATTTTACTTGTTTTTTTTCTACGTTCATCGTTATCTTCCCAATGCCCAGTAACAATATCGCTTAATTTTTGCCGATATTTTAAATCTTTATTTCTTTCTGGATGGAACACGTTTTTAAGAAACTTTGAGTGTTTTTTTCTATTATGTTCATACGCTCTTGAAGTTGAAGTTCTACTAAACACCATACGATGTAATGCCCAAGACATTTTAATCAAATCATTTTTTGATTGTACCATTTTTGTTAAAAGAAGGTGGACAATATAATGTTCCTTTGAGGTTAACAATACAAGGTTTTCAACATCATTAGATCCACCCAAACTTTTAGGTATGATATGGTGTGATTCAAAGTATCCATCTTTTTTACTACGATTTAATTTTTTTGCATTTTCTATAATAGCATAGTACCAATTGGTATACTTGTTTTTCTTATAAGTCATTACTTACTCCAATGTTACTTTGGTCTCAGTATTATTTATAAGAAATGGGTTTTACATCGCTGCTTTCATTTAATTTCTTCCATAAAAACATCTACTGGTTTAATACCAATCTTTTTCTGTTTTAGTTTTTCTTCAAAGTCTTCAATAAAGGTATCAATGTGATCTCTTGACCATTCGTTAGATTTAGAATTTTTAATAGGCGGTGAGTCATGGTTTTGTATATCAAATCCTCCTTCACCTACCAATAAATGATCACCATATTTGTACTTAGTGTATAGATGCTTCTTCTCTTTCGCAATCCTACGTAAATATGCGTAGTAAATAATCTGTGTAAAATATGCAAATGGATTTTGTGACTTCTCTGGATTAAAATTATGCATATATGTCAAACTATTTTCAATACCATCCGAAATCATTTCTTCTTTAAATGGATAGTTAATAAAGTTTGGTTTATGTGATAGATTAACAGCAATCTTCATAATACACTCACCAATATAAATTGACACTTGTGGTTTTTCTTTTCCTTCTTTCTCAGCCTGTTCATATTGTTTTTTATATTCACACATTGCTTCAAAAAAATCTTTATTATTCACATAGTGTTTACTTTTTTTCTTTGCCATATTTTAATGCACCTTTATAGAATTATTCGCATATTTTTCATACATCGCATCAATCACTTTGTGGTTTTCTTCATTATCACCATGATAATCTTTGAGTGATTCTGTTGCCTCGATATAGTAATCAATAACATCCTGTTCAACTTCACAAGACAAAAGAACAGTACTCATATCAATTATAAAATCTTCTTTTTGAGTATATGGAATCCACTTTGCAAGTTTGATACTCGCACCTTTATATGTGTTGTAAATAAAAATTTGCATTGGATCGCTGAGAATCAAACTTTCCATATTATTCTCAACATAGGAAATAATATTATCACCATTAACTAATTTTAAGTATAATACATTGTTATTCATTTGTCAATACTTTTTATAGTTTTATATTGTACAGTTTATATTCAAACTCTTCTTCATTATATATTTTAACTCTTTCACTGAAATGAGTCAATGTATAATTCACTTTTGTTTTGTATCGGAGATCGTCGGCGATGTCGAAGAGAGTCGCCCTATCTTTTGCATCACCCTTACGTAGCCCTCTACCAATAGACTGCAGATTACGTATACGAGACTTAGAGGGAGAAGCAAAAATAATATTATGAAGATTGCGTATATTAATCCCAGTACTGAAGGTACCGTACGACGCAATGATAATGGCGTTGCTTTCATTCTCAGTAATTTCCCTGATTTTTTCGCGAGTCGATGCATCGGTTCCTCCATAAACGAAAAAAACCTTTCTATCATCTTCAACTGCTTTTGAAATAGATTCATATAATATTTTCCCATGTTTTTCTACAAATTGAAATAACAAAAGAGTATTACCATTAAGTGATAATGTAAGATTCTGAATGAACTTATTACGTTTTGGATTGCTTACGATGAAGTCCATCTCATCCTGATACTTCATCTTACTTACAAGTTTCTTATCTTCATCAGAGTGTTTCAGTACAAGGCACTTGATTCTAAAGTTAGCAAGATGGTCCTGCTCAATCAACTCTTTTGTTTTGACAAACTGTTTAACCTTACCAAACAATCCTTCAAGAACTAACTTGTGAGTTTGTGTACCATCAAGTGTACCAGTAAATCCAAATCGATACTTACATCCAATCAATTTTGTCATAATAGAAGTAAGTGACTTTGCTTTAAATAGATGGCACTCATCACCAATGACAACTTCATATTGAGCAAAATAATCTTTGCGAAGTTTATACAGTGACTGCCATGTAGAAATAACAATCGGACAATCTGATTGTTTTTCTTGACCAGACATAACAATGTGAATATCATCTTCGTGCATTCCGTATTCAATAAAATCAGAACGCATTTGATAGACAAGTGATGTAGTTGGTACAATGATTAGAGTTTTTGATTTATAGTATTGAACAAGAAGCCAGATAATAAATGACTTACCAGAAGCCGTAGGTGATACAAGTAGACCACGATTATTACGAACGAGATGAGTGAAACTATCAACCTGATAATCTCTTGCCTCAAACTTTGTATTGAGACTATCGATGAATTCATTTGCTTCTTTTAAAGAAAAACTATTCTGTACTTCTACATTTTCAGCAAGTTCAATTTCATAGTCACGTTCATTTGCAAAATGTTCAACATAAGGTAATAGACCAAGATATAGTTCTTTTTTACCAGAGTCGAATAAATATATTTTGCCTGACCACATACGATTACGATACGTTGGCATAAACTTATAACCAGGTACGTAAAATGAAAAGAATTCCGATAATTCCTGACGAATGGAATTATCAGATTCAATTTTCATATAGACTTCGTTCACTTTAGTAATAATCAATTTATCCGACTCTATATTATTTTCTGGCAGAAACTGTGGTGGGAATGTCATTTTTTCTCATTCTTGTTCTTCCCCATCCTCTATCACTACTCAACCAAGGCTTTACTCGTTTAACTCTCTCTGATCTATTTTTCGAATCTCGTAAAGCTGCTTGACGTATTTTTTCTTTCACTTCAGGGCGTTTTGTTGGATTCTTATCACCTAGCATGCCTCCTCCGGCATGATTTCTATGATCCATCCTACCTTCATCCCAAGCCTTTTTTATTGCTAGTCCTCTTTTTTCACGATCAGCTCTGGAACCAAACTCTTTTTGTTTTTCTGGATCATTAAAAACACAATTACTTCTACCTTTCCTCCATCCTTCTGGTATTGGATCTTCTCTTTCGACAAATCTATTTATTTCGCCATTTGTGATCCATTTTTTTGGACCAGCATTGTGGACCGGAGCAATTCCTGGTACTCCGATTTGGATATTCTCGGATAATTTTTGATCGGAAATTTCTGGAATGCGACATTCTTCTAAGTCGAATATACGTTCCATATTCTCTTGTAATATATAAGTATACATGCTGATACCTCCGTATTAGGTGTTAGAGTCAGTGGATGCGCCAACATCGCGACTGACATTATTATTTATAATGTCCTGAACTTTACGATGAATAATATTTTCATCATAAATTCCATGAGAAGATAATATCTCCTTTACTGTTTCATATATTTCCCAATAACGTTTATTGTCCATTCGTAAACTGTAAAAATTTTATAGAATTTGAAATCACAAACCCACGAGTGTTAATACTTTTTAGAATCTCTTCAAGCACATCTACCATTTCTTGTTGATATGCTATCTTTGTATTTATTTGTACCATATCCTCGTCACTTTCAACGTAATATGATACCTCTTGTTTTAATCTTTTATGGGGATATGGTTCACGACCAATCTCTGCTAAATCTTCAGGATTGTTTAGATCACCACGATAGTAATCCATTAGCCGTTGATGCAAATGTTTCTGCTTCATCTTCAAAGCACGGAGTTTTAATCTCTCTTCTGAGAAATATCGTAAATACTTACTATGAAGAAGTGGAATGTTTAAACTTTCACGAGATAGTTCAGTTTCATCAATCTTACTATCTTCTTGCCACATAGATATAATACCATCAATCTTCATTAATATACCTTTCAAATGATTAAAACTATTCATAAAAGCGCTACAAGCACTATTATAACGTAGTTTTTAAAAATGTCAATAGATTTTATAGATTTTCTACAGTGAACTGACGATATCGGAAAACCACTTCGGCTTCTAGATATTCAACATCAGATTGTGTAACATCAAACGAAAGTGGTGATAATGATAGAGGGAACATATCTTCAAAAGCGATACGAATCTTTGGATTGTTATTAGAAGAAAGAATCAAAATCGATCCATCAGAATAAACACCAGTACCCTGTTTTAGATCACGATATTGTTTTAGATCGTTTGGATGACCAATACCAACAAGCCAGTCATGAATCTCAAGATAGTTAGTCATATTCTCATCAACACGAAATCTTAACATAAATGGTTCGTATGTGATTCTATCACCTGGTCGTGGAATCT